GGGCAGTGACGAGCCTGAAGGATGCCGGATTCACGCTCGCCGATGGCGCGGAGCGGTGGAAGCCGCCCGTGAACGAACGTATGGGTGAACTCTATCGCAGATTGTTTTCGCTCACCGATGATCGGGACAAGCTCAGGCTCACGGAGTCGTTCGCCGTTGACGGATGGAGCAAGGCCGTAATCGAGCGCGACAACGCCCGCCAAAGCCTGCGCGCCGCCGAGCAGGATGCCGCCGAGACGGATAGCGTCAACAGCGACTTGCGCACGGTCAATGCGCGCCTAGTCGCAGACCTCGCCGCCGCGATGGAGCGGCTGAACCATGCCGAGAGCATCATCATGCAATGAGCACGGCCCTTGCCACATTTAAGCGCGACAACGGCGTGGCAACACACCGCAAGACCGGCGCTGGGCATCGCTACGCATGGATGGCTTTTTTCACGACAGTCACGATGGACGACGGAACGCGGCTAGGCTTCGCAAAAGCCGCCGCTGAGTTTTCGATGGCCGATTTGATGAGACTCACCCAAATAGCGGACGCCGACACCGAACTCGAAGCCTGCCAATTTTTGGCCGAGCACAACCGCATCCCGTGGCCAGCCGATGAACCCAAACGCAAGGCAAAGCCATGAACACGCCAACTATTGACGACATTATCGCAGACCTCGAATCGCGCGGCCTAGGCTGGAGCCTCGACCACACAGGCCGACTCATCGAAGCCCGCGTGTGGACACTTTTGCAGGAGTAATTTTATGACAACCACTAAAGCTAACACAGACTATCGCGTTTTCCTAGAACGCAAAACGCACCTAGGAAACCAAAGCGGATTCGCGCCGCTTTTCATGCCGGACTTTCTGTTCCCGTTTCAGCGGGCGCTGATTACATGGGCAATCGAGAAAGGCCGCGCCGCCATCTTCGCAGACTGCGGACTTGGCAAGACTCCGATGCAACTCGTATGGGCGCAGAACGTGGTGGAAAAGACGTGCAAGCCCGTCCTCATCCTCACGCCGCTATCCGTGGGGGCGCAGACCATCCGCGAGGCCGCGAAGTTTGGCATCGAAGCAAAGCAATCACGCGACGGCACGGTTGCCGCTCCTATCACCGTCACGAACTATCAGCAGCTTCACAAATTCGACTGGCAGCAATTCGGCGGAGTCGTGTGCGATGAATCGTCCATCCTCAAGAACTTTGACGGCGCAATCAAAGGACAGGTGACGGACTTCATGCGCAAGCTCCCGTATCGGTTGCTTTGCACTGCGACCGCCGCGCCCAATGACTACATCGAACTTGGCACATCCAGCGAGGCGCTTGGGGATCTCGGATTTATGGACATGATTAACCGCTTTTTTAAGAAGTCGGAAAAGACTTACACGAAAGCGGACGAATACGCGCATGGTCTTTACCGTTTTCGCGGGCATGGAGAGCGGGACTTTTGGAGGTGGGTTTGCTCATGGGGACGCGCAGTTCGCAAGCCATCCGACATTGGATTCCCAGATGACTCCTACACCCTGCCGGATCTGAAAACAGTAGAACACATCATAAAGGCGCGCACGCGCAACCCTGATTTCCTTTTCGACATGCCAGCGGTAGGGCTGCAAGAACAGCGCAGCGAACGCCGCCGCACCATCACGGAGCGTTGCGAACAAGCCGCCGCGCTAGTGTCGCACACTGGCAAGCCAGCGGTCGCGTGGTGCCATCTTAACGAAGAAGGACACATGCTGGAAAAAATGATTCTCGGCTCAGTGGAAGTGGAGGGAAACGACTCCGATGAGTTTAAGGAGGAAATGTTTGAAGCGTTCGCATCGGGTCAAATCCGCGTCCTAGTTTCCAAGCCGGTCATCGCTGGATTCGGCCTCAACTGGCAGCACTGCGCGCATCAGACTTTCTTCCCGTCGCACTCATTCGAGCAATGGTATCAGGCAATCCGCAGATGCTGGCGATTCGGGCAAAAGCAGCCCGTGCGATTGGACGTGATTTCAAGCGAAGGCGAGTCTGGCGTTGTGGCGAACATGCAACGCAAGGCGCATCAGGCCGAGGTGATGTTCGCGCGCTTAGTCGAACTCATCAACAACGAACTCAGAATCGAAAAGACAAACCTACACACTCAAACTCAACAGCTCCCGCCATGGTTATAGAAAATTACATCCAAGAAGAACTCGAAGAGCGCATGAATCACGCGGAGGAACGATACGGCCCGCTTGCGTCAAGTCACGAAGGGCTTGGCGTTGCACTTGAGGAATGGGATGAACTGCGCGAGGCCATCAAATCCAACAGGCCGGAACGAATCACGCATGAGGCATACGACCTAGCCGCCGTGCTTATCCGCATGGTTATCACTTTGAACAACAACAAACAAACCCAAAACAGAAGCACAAAATGAGCATCATCAACCAGACCATCCAACCGAAATACGCGTTATGGAATGGCGACTGCATCGAAGTTATGAAGTCACTCCCAGACGACAAGATTGACCTCTCGGTATATTCGCCGCCGTTCTGCGGACTCTACAACTACAGCAGCAGCGAGCGCGACTTGTCCAACTGCGCAAGCTACACGGAGTTTTTTACGCACTACGGATACGTAGTTGCGGAACTCGCAAGACTCACCAAGCCGGGGCGCATTTCCGCCGTGCATTGCATGGATGTTCCCGGCAAAGGCAATGGCGCAACGGCGCGCATGGGATGCGGCGCGAACGCAGGAACCGGGCTGATTGACTTCCCGGGTGACATCATCCGACTCCACGAAGAACACGGATTTCAGTTCATGGGCCGTCGCGTGATTTGGAAGGAGCCGCTTGGCGTCCGACTTCGCACGATGGCAAAAGGGCTGGCGCACGCGCAGATTGTGGAAGATTCCACGCTTTGCGACGTTGCAAGCGCGGACTACCTTTTGACCTTCCGCAAGAAAGGCGAGAACCAAGTGCCAGTATCACATCCAACCGGCCTTCATTCCTACGCTGGCGAGCGCATCATGCCGCACGAATTGCAGCAATACAAGGGACACACGGGAAAACAGACCGAGAACCGATTCAGTCATTGGATTTGGAGGCAATACGCATCGTCAATTTGGGATGATATTCGCATCGACCGCGTGCTTCCGTATCAGGAAAGCCGCGAGTCCGACGACGAACGCCATGTCCATCCGTTGCAACTCGACGTTATCGAGCGCGCTTGCGTGCTTTGGAGCAACCCCGGCGAAGTCGTATTCACGCCATTCATGGGCGTTGGCAGCGAAGTCTATGGTGCCGTATTGAACGGGCGCAAAGGAATGGGCGCTGAGTTGAAAACCGCATACTACAACCAAGCCGTGCGCAACTTAGCCGAAGTCGAGAACCACATGGAGCAGGAGCTTATCCCAGTATGAGCACGACCCACAACCGCCCCGCCCCGCCCCGCCCGCGCATAAGCACGCGCGAGATTGCGCTTGCAACGGGCGCGGGGATGCGGTAGAGAGAAGGTGCGGATTGAAATCCCGCTCAACGTGATGACCACTAAACCATTCATTCCAGATCCCGCTCTATGCGGCCTCACGGCCAGCCGCCTCACGTCGGCTGATTTCACGTCGGGCGGGGTTTGGAATGAGTTGTTTGGAGGAATATGAGAACACAATTCACTGGAAAAGAACCGTGGCTGAAAATCCCGGTTGAGAAGCTGACATGGGAGGACTTGCCGAAGGACGAAGCCGGAAAGAGCGCCGCCATCTGCGTGCTTGTGCTGCGCTCGATGCCCTACGCCGAATACCTACAAACTGAGCATTGGAGCGAAGTGAGGCTTGCGGCCATCCGGCGCTACCTCAACCAGTGCTTGTGCGGAAAGGACGCCGTGGATGCCCACCACGTCAATTACGACCGCAAAGGCTTCGAACGCCCCGAGGACGTGGTTGCACTTTGCCGGGAGTGTCACACGCGCTGGCATGAGACGTGGACGTTGCAGGCCAAGGCCGGATTGGAGGCGGCATGAGAATCCGCACATTGAAGCCGGAATTTTGGGCGCACGAAACGCTGTCCCGACTGCCTCATTTCACGCGATTGATGGCAATCGGCCTGCTGAATCTCGCGGACGACGAAGGGTATTTCTACGCCAACCCGATCCTGATACGCGCCGCGCTTTTCCCATTCGTGGACGACTCGGGGACGATTCGGGGAGCGGTCGGGGAGCTGTCCGGTATAGGGTATATCAGGATCGGAATTGACCAAGAAGGGAGGGAAGTTGGGCATGTGGTGAATTTCTCGAAACACCAAAAAGGAGACAAGTTTAAGACTAGCAAGCTCAAGGAGTTAGCTACGTTCCCCGACTCATCCCCGACCGTTCCCCTGCCTATCCCCGACTCATCCCCGCTGGAACAGGGAACAGGGAACAGGGAACAGGGAACAGGGAAAGCCTCGAAACCGAGGCCGTCAGCAAGCGATTCGGAATGGATGGAACAGCTTCAAACGGCGGATGCGTATAGGCATCTGGACGTGAAGCGAGAACTGTCAAAAGCGGAAGTGTGGTGCAAAACAAATTCAAGGCAATGCACTCGCCGCTTTTTCACGAACTGGCTCAACCGGGCATCTTCGGACACGCGAACAATTTCAACAGCATCCGCCCCGGAACGCCAAATGACGGCAGACGACCGCGCCGAACAGGAACGGCGCAAAGCTGCGTGCGACAAAGCCGCACGGGAACAGGCCGAGGAATTGCACCGGATGCTGGAAGAAGCAAACCGCCCGCCATGCGCGCCCGGTGAACTGGAGGAAATCTTCGAGGAATGAAAGCGAAAATCTCAGCAGCGGAAATCTCAACCCGGCTTGCAAGCAACATGCTCGGCCTCGTCACCTACCTTTTGCCGGGTGGACGGCAGCAAGGCGCAGCATGGCACGTTGGGGGCGTGAATGGCGAAAGCGGCAAAAGCCTTTCCGTGCATCTGTCCGGCACCTACGCCGGAAATTGGTGCGACTGGAACGGGCAGGAACAAAAAGGCGACGCGCTCGACCTTTGGTGCGCGGTCAAGGGCGTCTCGCTCCCGCAAGCCATCACCGAGGCAAAGGGCTGGCTCGGCATCGTGGAAGAAGCGCCGGCCAAGTCTTACACCCGCCCGCAGGACGACAAGCCCGCAATCAGCGCGGACGGAAGGGCGATGCACTGGATGGTTGACGAGCGGAAGCTCCTGCCGGAAATCGTGAATCGCTACCGCGTGCAAGGCGACGCTGAAAGGCGAGCCATCGTGTTTCCGTCCTACTCGCCAAGCGGCGTGTTGCTCAATCGCTCCTATCGGGCACTCGCGCTGGATGACAAGGGCCGCAAGAAGGTGTGGCAGGACAAGGACGCAGCGCCCTCGCTTTGGGGCTGGCAGTCACTCACGCCGGAGAATTACAAGGCCCGCGAAATCCTGATCTGCGAAGGCCAGATTGACGCGATGACGTGGGCACAATGGGGAATCCCCGCACTCAGTATCCCGAACGGAAGCGGGCAAACGTGGATCGACTTTGAATGGGACAACTTGGAACCGTTCAAAACGATCTATCTGAGCTTCGACAACGACGGAAAGACCGAGGCCGCACTTGCAACGGCTATCTCTCGGCTCGGAAAGCATCGCGTGCGCGTGGTGAAATTCCCGCACAAGGACGCAAACGACGCGCTGAAACAGCACGTCACGGCATACGATGCGCGGCGCTGGCTGGATTCGTCCGAATATCCGACCGTCGCGCACCTGTTCGACGCAGGGCATTTCGGCGAAGCGTGCGCGCGGGAGTTCTTTCGCACGGAGGAAATGCTCGGGCACACGATCCCGCAGACCGTGCATCATCGGGACTGTGCGCTATCGTTCCACTTTCGCCCCGGCGAGCTTACCGTTTGGACTGGCACAAGCGGACACGGCAAAAGCAGCGTGGTGAACTACGCAATGATTCACCTTGCGATGCAGACGAAAAGGCCGTCGCTCATAATCAGCTTGGAAATGACGCCCGCGAAAGTTCTCCGCCGGATTATCATCGCGCTCGGCGCGAGAGTAGCGAACGAAGGGGACGCAAAGAAAATGGCGCAAGCAATGGCCAAGCATCTTCTATTCTGCGACAAGACGGGCGGCATTTCGCGCGACGTGCTTTTCGAGATGATCAACTACGCGCACGCGCGCTACGGCATCGCGCACCTTGTCATTGACTCACTCATGCGCGTGGAAGGACTGGAGGAAGATTACCCCGCGCAAAACAAATTCGTGACTGACCTCGCCGAATACAGCCGCGCAACCGGCGTGCATGTTCACCTAATCGCGCACCCTCGCAAATCTCCCGGCGCAGACGCACCGCAGGGACACGACATCAAGGGCAGCGGCCACATCCGCGACAACGCCGACAACGTGCTTGTCGTGTGGCGGAATATCGAAATGGAGCGGGCCGCAGAAGAAGGCAAATCCACGGCTGGAATGATACCGGCAAAAATTATCGTGGAAAAGGATCGCGAAGAAGGCACGTTTCGCGAGTTCTTTTTGGAGTTCAACACCGCGCTGCTTTGCTACGTTAAAAAGAAATAACCCAAACACATCCCACAATGACCGACACACCCACACCCGAAACAGACGCCAAGCTCTCCGCAGCTACCGAGGAATCCTCGGCAACTCATTCGCCGCCGAGCGACTGGCCAGCCTTCGCTCGCGCGCTGGAGATCCAGCGCAACGCAGCCCGCGCCCAGCGGGACGAACTGGACGAAATATGGGCCAAGGTCGCCGAGTGCCGCGCCGCGCTGGAGATGATCGCAAGAGCAGACGGCGCGACCACACCCGGCACAGCGGCATGGGCATCCGCCGAAATCGCCCGCGCAGCCCTCGCCGCACTCGCGCAATGAGCACGCCCATCACCGACCGCGCAGCCATCGCGCTGAAACAGATTGACGACCGAATATCAGCAATCGCTGGCAACTGGCCTGACGAGTCTCGCGCACTGCGCTGCCTCAAGACGGCGATTGAGTGGCTATTACTCATCGAGCGCGACCCATTCCATGCTGGTGGGCAGGCGCTCACCGCTCTCACCACCATCTGCGACCAATGGCAGGCCACGAAATGAGCACGCTTGACATGTTCCCAGACCTCCCGCGCCGACTCACGCACGAGGAAATCATCGCCGGGTTTGCGGAGCTACTGCGCGCGGTCGAGGCGATGGAGTTCTGGCAACCCTACTGTGAAACCACCCCCCCACAAAATAAAAATAAAAACTGTTGACGCACGGCTCAGGCCCGCTAGATTCGACCCCATGAGCAACACGAACAACGCACAAACCGCAGTGAAAGCCGCAATCTCCATCTACGCCGAATCCATCGGGGTTTCGTTCGCGGAGGCTGTCGGACTTTTCAAGAACAACGCATCCACCCGCGAGTGCATCCAGCTTCTGGTGCTTGCTCAGGCCGATGTGAACGGCCTCAAGAAAATGGCCGCAACGCTGTGACCGCCACCTCGCGCAGCCCGCTAGATTCAACCCCATGAAAACAAGCCTCGCAAACATCGAATACGGAATCGTCAACGAAAACCAAGTCGCCGGATACGTGGTAATCCTGCCGAGGAATCGCCGCGTGTGGCTGGACGGTTGCAGCATCGAAACCGCCATCAAATATGCGGCGTCGCGAGTCGATGCGATTTTTTCAGCCTTTGCGATTCGCGCCGAAAAGCGCGTCATTCGAGTCGGGAGGATGGCATGAGCGCTGAGCGGACGGCGTGGGAAGAAATCAGAACCGCCGAAGAACAGGGGCGGCGGTTCTGCGCAGAAATGGGCATCGAGAAAAGCACGGCCCTTGTGCCGTGTTGGGCGCTCAAGACTGCGGCGGCGGCTCACGACAACTCTCGCGAACTCCTGCGGCTTTGGCTGGAATGGGCGACACTGCACGGATACATCCATCACGCTGGCGCGATGGCGGAACGAACCAAGGAGGCGCTGCCGTGAGCACGCACTTGACCCGCCCGCTCTACGGCTGCCGTCTGCGGGACTGCGGCGCCCCTGACTGCCCGACGTGCGCTGGCGCTGAGGCTGCGCGGCAATACCTGGCCGAGCAGGAATGCGACCATGAGGAGGTGGAAAATTTCATGTGCTTGCATTGCGGCGCTGAACTTGACCCAGGAGAAGCGATGGACCGAGCAATGGACTCATTGGAGGACAGATGAAACAGTGTATTAAGTGCCAAGAGACGAAACCCAATGAGGAGTTTTACGCCGACAAAAGCAAACGGTCTATACATGGAGCACTTCGTGGCAGATGCAAGAAATGCCATTACGAACAGTCCAGAGATTGCATTAAAAGGCATCCAGAGGTAGCGGCTTCGCGGGCGAGAGAGTTCTATCGTAAAAACAAAGATAAGATAAACCTACGACGCGCATTGCGACTAAAAGACCCAAAGCAAAAATCCCATATTACGAGCCTGATATTCCAGCGACTTTACGGGATCACAATCGAGAAGAGAACCGAAATACTCGTGAGACAAAACGGACGATGTGCAATATGCCTCGCGCCCGAATCGGAACTGAAACAGCCACTTAATATCGACCATTGCCACGCCAGCAAAAAAGTGCGCGGTCTCCTTTGCTACAACTGCAATCGTGCGCTGGGTTTACTGAGGGACAGCTCTGATGTGTGTAAAAGGGCCGCATTGTATCTCGCCTGCGGGGCTGACATCACCGACACGCTGGTCGGCCAAGCCGAGGACGCCGCCGACGCACGGGAGGACCGATGACGGAACGAAAAAGCCCGCGCCGCCCTGTGACGTAAAGCGCGGGCTTGTCGTGTTGAGTTGTCCGCTAGAGCGACGCTGCGCGGGATTCGTCCAGATACGCGCCGATCTTGGCGGCGATTGCCGGGTCGTGGATGTCTGCGGCCCCGCGGAGCACCGCCAGCACTTCGCGGGCAGTGTAGAGCTGGCCGTTGGCGTGCCGGCGCTCCAAGGTGTCCATCAGGGCGGAGATGATGAGGGAATCGGGGTTCATTTACAGGCGTTGTGGAGGGCTGTGATGGAGTCCTGGATCGTCGCGAGCGTTTGCAGGATTGGCAGTAGATGCCCGTGCGCCAGTCGTTCGGCTGCGGTGTCGTTGCCTTCGACCGTCAGCGCGACGTTGAGGGCCATCAGGTCGGCGCGCAGGCGTTTCGCTGTGTGCCCAGCGTTTGCGAGGGCGAGCAGGGCGGCGGCGGTGATGGATGGCGGCTTGTTTGTGGTTTTTTTCATGGAGTAGTTATTTGGAGCGGATCGCCTTGGAGTATCCCATCAGGAAGCAATTCAGGGCGGTATAGTCGAGCACGGGCGAGATCGTGACGGTTCCGATGTTGGCGAAGAACATCGGCACGGTGCGGCGCTTGTC